ATGATGCAAGCATTTGACGATATAGAAGATATGATTAACCATCCGCCTCACTATAACAAAGGTGGTTTAGAATGTATTGAGTACATTAAACAACAACTTGGGGGAGTTGGATTTAGAGCATATCTTGAAGGTAATGTGATAAAATATATCCATCGTCATAAATACAAGGATCAAAACATTTCTGATTTAAAGAAAGCAATCTTTTATTTAGAAAGATTAGTACAAGAATATGAGGACATGTAGCGCTGTCTATGACATGCTAATTACCCCTTTTAGCGTTATATGTAATTAGGGAGCCGTAAGGCTCCCTTTTTTATACACTATAAAAAAATAACCATTCGAGGAGAGAATATATGAATGATATTTCCTATATACTAGATCATTTTTTGAACAAAAAAAAGGGGGCAGAGCCCCCAAATGGAAATAATTATAATCTCGGAGGAGATTTAGTTTCATTACTTCCTGGAGAAGTAGAACTCAAAGGGCTTAAGTATTCACCTATTTTTGTTTTAGTTGAATTGACTTGCTCACCTTCTCTATTAGTCCAACTTTCATCTTTGTGGTAAATGCCAAGTTCTAAAGTCTTGTTCACTAATTCATGAACATTCTGCGGGAACTGCTTGAACCCACATGCTTTAGACAAAGCAGTAAACATTTCATTTGAGATTCTTTTTGAATCTGGGTTTGTAGCCCACAAATTATAGAACTCAACATGATCTCTGTTATCACCATTATTCATTTCGAATACAACTCTAACAGTCCAATTACCAGCTTCTGATTTATATTTCTCAGCTGTAATTATTCTAGCTGTGTTAACACCCTTAGGCGCTATCTCTTTTCTTTCTGTTATTGGTTTGGTTATATTTTCTAACCATTCCACTCCATCAAAATCACTCATTATTACCTCCTGCAGTTTGAGTATTGAATCCCAACTTATTAATAACAGTTGTCAGATTTGCTTGTTCAAAACCTTCAAGCTTACCTGATCTATCCTTAGCGGTATAGCCTTGACCAACATCTGTTTGCAACCATCTGTTTTTAACAATGGCTCCATCATCATCCTGTTCTTCAATGACTCTTAACGCTAAGACCTCATCAAAAAAGTAAGTTATTGATTGCCCTAATTTAGTACCAACCATTTTTGGTTCATACTGCATTACGTTATCAACATTCATTTTTTCCATTTTCGAAACAAAAACAACATGCATATGTAAATCTCTATATGCTCTCATAACATTTGTTACAGATTCTTGCACATTACCATATGCCATACGTGGATCTTTGTGTCTAGCTTTCTCAAAGTTGAGTAATATTTCAGACATTTCAGAAATAGAGTCTAGACATACAGTTTCGTAAACTAGCTCTCCATTTTTCAAAGCTTCACATATTTCTATGATTTCTTTTGCTTCTTTTACCTGTATGACATCTATATCTTGCTGATCTCTTACTGATAACAGACCAGATTCCATATCAATCATAAGTTTCTTTCCAGGTGCTGTACCGCAAAGAGTAGTTTTACCTGCTCCAGCTGCACCATAAACGAGTATTTTAGCCCCTTGATCTTCAACTAAATCATTCGGACTAACAATTCTATCTTTGAAAGACATTAATACTTCTCCTTAAAAGTTATTGACATAATAATAAAACATAAACTACAATTTGTAAATCATTAAGGTTCATAAATGTAACGATGAATAAGAAATATACTTGGTTAGCAAATTATTACTACAGGACAAAAGTCCTTTCTACAAAACATTTAAGAGCTTTAGAATCTTTAAACATTAAACCACAATATAAGGAGAGAGAAGTGAAAAGATATACATTAAAAGAATATATTGAATTTGTAGGCACAAAAAAAGCAGCTGAAAAATTTGTATGTTCAGAGGCCTCAGTTAAGGCTTGGAGATATGGTTATAGACAACCATCCGTCGATCAAGCAAAAATTATCATTAGAGCATCCGAAGGTAAGCTAGATTTTGAATCCATTTATGGTAATCTCGAAGATATATTAGCTGAAGAGTGTTCAACCTAAATTTATCAGAAGAAGAAAGTCCACTTGACTTAGCCCTTGCATACTATGATGAGGGACTAAGTGTCATACCATTACTTCGTAAAAATAAAAAACCACCTGTTTTTTTAGGGGGCTGGCATCAATACAAAACAGAAAGACCAAAAAGGGAAACTGTTATTGAATGGTTTAAAGATAGAGATGATTTAGTTGTAGCTCTTATATGTGGGCATTTTATTGTAGTTGATGCAGACACACCAGAAGCTATGAACTGGGTCGATAATAATATGCCACCTACCCCATTTAAAGTAACAACAGGTAAAGGCATGCATTACTATTACAACAACCCTGAAAACTACACAACCTTTGCAACTAAAAGAACAAATGACACACCAATAGAAAGACTTATAGATATTCGTGGCGAGGGTGGTTTAATAATTGCGCCTTACAATAAACATGCTAACGGCAACATCTATAGACCACAAATTATACCTGAGTGGGATGTCGATGATTTTGATGACTTACCAGACTTTACTGACAAGCAATGGGAGCTAATAACAGGCAATGGAAAGAGAGCAAATGGAACTTTAAGTACAGCACCATTCTCATTAGAAGGTGTTAATGAAGGCTCAAGAAACGACCAAGCGGCTAGGCTTGCTGGCTACCTTATATCTAAAAATATAAATATAGATTTTGCTAAGTTCTTTATGCAGTCCTGGAACATGCAGAACAGTCCACCATTATCACAAGTAGAAGTAAACTCAGTTGTAGAAAGTGTTAAACAAACACACGACAGAAAGAATCAAAAGGCTCCCTTATTTTCTAATGCAAAAGAACAAGTCATACCACCTAAAGATTTATTCAACCCACCTGGAATTCTAAAAGACATGTATAAATTTTGTGAGGAAATTGCACAAGTATCACAACCAGAATTATCTATAGCTGGAGCCTTAGCTTTAACTAGCGTTGTCTGCGGCAGATTATATAGAACCAACATGAACAACTTCTCTTCTTTATATTTTATGGGAATAGCTAAGTCTGGGCAGGGTAAAGAGAACATCAAATCTTTTATTGAAAGAGTTCTTAACATGTCAGAACATTCTGATTTAGTTGTTGGTGACGGCTATACTTCATCTGGAGCTGTCCACTCTATTTTACGTTATAGACCAACACAAATAACAATTATGGATGAGTTTGGTAAAAGACTAGAAGCTATCGGCTCACAACAAAATACCAATAGAGAAGACGGGATACAAACACTAATGGAAGCTTGGGGGAGGTGTCACGGCACACTTAGACCAGATAATTACTCTTTGATGAGTGTGCCTGACCAGTACAAAGACCAAGCTATGAATAGGGTTACTCACAAACCAGCTATTACTTTAGTTGGATTATCTGTACCACAAAATTTTTACAAGGCTTTAAACTCAGGAAGAATAGCAGATGGTTTCTTAAATAGATTTATTGTGATTGAATCCAAAGAACCTAGAAAAATACAACAATTAAAGAAGTTTAAAGAAGCACCTTTAAGTATAGTTAACTGGATAAACTGGATTAGAAGATCAAGAACTGAGTTTGCTGGTGTTGAATTGAATAACGCAGAGCTTGATCTAAAACCAAATGTAATACCTTTCTCTGCAGATGCGGAACAACACTTAAATGAATTTGCTGCAGAAATAATAAAAAGACAAGAAGTGCTGGAGAAAGATAATTTAGAACCTTTGCTTTCTAGAACAAGGGAAAAAGCTATGCGTCTTTCTCTTGCTTGTGCCCTAGCTGATAATCCAGACTGCAAAGAAATCTCTGGACAAGTTACTAAATGGTGTATTGATTATGTTAGGTATTATGACTTATTGTTTATAGAAGCTTGTAGAGATAAGGTTGCATCATCTGCTACTGAATCTAAAATAAAACAGGTTTTGTCCTTTATCAGATCAAGAGGCGATACTGGAATCTCAAAAAGAGAAGTTGATAGAGGTGAACTATTTAGAAGTATGAAGTCATACGAAGTGAAAGAAATTATTGAAAGACTTAAAAACGCAGGTGAAGTACAAGAAATGGACATAAAGATTGGAGGTAAAGGTAGGCCAACTAAAAGACTAGTTGCTGTCGACCCAACTTATTATGAAGACTGATAGAAATGTTGTAACTGAAATGGGCGATCCATCAGATAGACATGCCAAGATAATTAAAACACCTCAAGGGTATGAGGTAGATATATACAATGAAGGAGATGTAATAAGAACTATTAAACTGCATAAGCATTCCGAATCGTATGCTGAAGATTGTGCAGAAAATTGGGTCTTAGGAATTATAAAATATGAAAATACCAAGCCTAGAAACAAGAGATGATCAAAAACGTGAAGAACGAGTCGCTGGATTTTTAGAAGGCGCCTGGAATGTCACTTGCCATAAACTGCCCACTACTTACGGCTTAGACTATTGGATAGAATCAGCAGATAAGTGTTATTGGTGTGAAGTAAAATGTCGTAGCTTTGAATACGATAAATACGATACTTTTATATTATCAGTTGCAAAGCTAATGAAAGGAGCAATGTTTGCAAAGTCAACAGGCATACCTTTCATTACAGTATATGCTATGACAGATGGACTTTATTATCATGAATGGGATCCAGATCACATATATGATATAAGAATGAATCTATCTCCTGACCCAACCTATCATGACGATAATGAGCCATACGCTCATATACCAAAAGATATGATAAGATGTATAACTGATAAACCATTAGGTTTAGACAGAAATGAAATAGGATTATGTTAGATAAATTAGCAAAAAATTTACTCGGAACAGTTGCTCCTACATTAGGACAAGCTATCGGCGGCCCTCTCGGGGGGATGGCGGTAAAAGCTATTGCTGAAAAACTTGGTGTAGAAGCAAAACCACATGTTGTGCAGAAAGTTTTACAAGAACCATCTCCTGCACAAATTAAAGAATTAAAAGCTTTAGACAATGAGTTTAAAAAAGAAATGAAGGAGCTTGAAGTCGACCTTTACAAATTGCAGACTCAAGACATACAAGATGCAAGAAAGGCATTCAGCGGTGATTGGACATCTAAGCTCCTTGGTTTCATTACAATCGGTGGCTTTATGGGCTACATATTTTTAGTTACATTACAACCACCTGAACAAAACTCAGAAGCTTTAATAAACCTAGTGCTTGGATATTTGGGTGGATTAGCATCAGCAGTTATATCCTTTTATTTTGGCGCTTCACACAAAGGAGACGAGTAACCTGTTGACTTGCTGACAGCACAACGCAATTCCATTTCTCAGATACACATGCGTTGGAACATCAGGTTACTCACTTAAATGAACGAAGTAGTTACCATTATTCAACAAGTCGGGTTTCCTATTGCGGCAGCTTTAGGACTTGGCTGGTTTATCTACCAACTCATTATGCGTATTGTGGATGGGATGGAGAATAAATTAGATGTTGTTGATGAAAAGGTAGCAGAACAAATAACAGCTATGGAGCAAAGACTGGGCACAAAACTAGATTCACAACACGGCATCCTAGTGGCTTTGATTGACAGAGTAAGAAGTTTAGATAATGAAATAATTAGACAAGACACATTAATTAAAACCATATTGGGAGTGCCACAACTAATAGATAGCAATAAAATAGCTAAGGCGGATAGAGATGACCAAAGAAAAGACTAGAGACAGAACATATTTTGTATTTTTACTATTCTGCTTGGCACTATATAGCCAAACAGATGAAATAAAATTTAAATTTAAAAGCCCATCTTTTAGTGGCGAAGGAACTTCAGCACACTACCTCACAATAGAGAACCAAGAATACACCAGAAGAGAAGCTTTGGATGCAGAGATCAAAGCTTTGCAAGAAGAACTAGAAAGAGATGCAGAAAACACAACACTTGCTAGGTTTCTTAGAAACTTTGAATCAAGAGTATATGCTCAATTGTCTAGGCAGTTAGTTGATCAGTTGTTTGGTGAAAACCCTGCAGACGAAGGTACTTTTACTTTGTTTGATAACATCATAACTTGGACGACTGACGGCATAAATATTACAATGACTATATTTAATGAAACAACTGGCGAAACAACTACTATCACTATTCCTATTGGGGACTTTGGTTTCTAGTTGCACAACACATTTACAATACATATCACCCTGTTTAGACAATCCAGATAATGACTATAAAGACTTAGTCACTATCGTTGGCGAGGCACAATGTTTTTCTAAGTCAGCCTTTATTAATGAACCAATTACACAAGCAATTAAACAGGTGCCTTTAGCATCTGAAAAACCTGTAGTTGCTGTTTATAAATTTCAAGACCTGACAGGACAAAGAAAATCAATAGATGGCTATGCAAGCTTTTCTACAGCATTAACACAAGCGCCTGAAACATATTTGATACGAGCTTTAAAACAATCTGAATTTTTTAGAGTTGTTGAACGTGTTGGTATAGATCACTTAACAAAAGAACGACAAATAATCAGATCAACAAGAGAAAAATTTAATGACAATATAGATCAATTACCATTACTTTTTGCTGGTTTGATATTTGAAGGTGGCATAATTGATTACAATACCAATCTTTTGACAGGAGGTATTGGAGCCAGGTATTTAGGAATTGGCAACTCAAAACAATATAGAGAAGATACAGTTGTTGTATCTATAAGAGTAGTTTCAGTATCTACAGGCGAAATACTTTTAGAGAATTTGACAACTAAAACCATACTTTCTGTTGGGTTATCAAATGACTTTTTTAGATATATAGCAGATGGTACAAAGCTTGTAGAGTTTGAGAGTGGAAATGCCATGAATGAAAGCAAATCTATAGCGTTGCAAGCTGCAATAGAAACTGGTATTGTTGACATAATAGCGCAAGGTGAGGAAGTCGGGTATTGGAAATATTACAACTTATGATGCGATATATATTATTAATTTTCTCTTTAGGGCTGGCAGCTGATAACGAAATATTTGTAGATCAAAGTGGATCTAATGCAACTATTAAACTTGAGCAATTGGGTAGTGGTAACTTAATTGGTGGAACATCTGCTGTTTCAGGAACTATGACCGCTCTAGATTTAGACGGGACAAGCATGACTCTCACTATCAACCAAATAGGTGACAGTAACATTTTTAGATCAGACGCTTTCGAATCAGATAGTGTAACTGGATATTTTGACTTTCAAGGTGATAGCAACCAAATGGATATTCTTATGAATAGTGGTGGGCTATATTCATCTGACTATGCCGATATAGATGTGCAAGTATCAGGTGGTTCAAACCAATTCGATATTAAATTAGCAGAAAATGCTGATACATCTTATCTAGATTTAGACTACATAATAGATGGAGATAGCAACGTATTCGATATAGATATCGACTATGAAAATGCTGTTAACTATATGGATATCTTTGGTGATAGTAACGATATTACATTTTCTGGTAGTGGATATTCAGGTGTATCAGCTAGTGATTCAGGATATTTTTATTTAGATTTAACAGGCTCATCAAACACCTACGATATTACACAATCTTCTACTTTAGCCAGAGATTGGCTAAAAATCACATCTAATGCGTCTAACTCTACTGTTTGTATTGTTCAGAGTGATGGTGGTACATCCACTTCATGCTGATGCAATAGGCGACATTACAGAACTTAAAGGATACGGGCAAGTCTTAAGAGATGAGCCCTATCCTGCTGTTTTAGATTTTGACATAAACTCTTATGATGATGTCAGAACTAGAGCTGGCAGAATAGCTATAACATTTTTAGATGATTCTATTGTTAGGCTAACAGAGCATTCACAATTATTAATAGATGAATACATCTACGATCCTAACCCATCTAACACAAAGATGGCTCTTAAATTTGCTAGTGGCACCATCAGGTTTGTAAGTGGTAGTGTTAGCAAAATTGATAAAAAAAATATTAGTCTTAAAACACCAACTGCTGATATAGCGGTACGAGGTACAGATTTTACTTGTACTGTTGATGAAACAGGCCGAAGCCTAGTTATACTCTTACCAGATGAAAATGGCGATGCTAGTGGTGAAATTGTTGTTTCAACAGCTATGGGCCAGGTAATCTTAAATAAACCATATCAAGCTACTACGACCTCTGTATATGAACAAACACCTACAAAACCAGTAACATTAGACATAACACTAGACTTGATTGATAACATGCTTATTGTTTCTCCACCCAAAGAACAACAATTAATAACTGAAGAAGAAACCATACAAACTGCTGATTATTTAGAGTTTAATGATCTGGATGTAAATTATTTGGATGAAGACTTGCTAGCAGAAGACGAAACATTTGAATTTACTGAGCTTGATATTGACTATTTAAATGTCAACTTTCTTGAAGATTTACTTAATGTTCTTGACTTGCTAGACGAAGAAAAAGATGTTGATCTTTTAAAGCAAGTTGCTGGTGTCGATATACAGGGCACACAAATTGGACAAGACTTAGAAACAAACATTACAACTATATTGGAGGGGGATCAAATTAGATTGATGCGTATGGTAAATCAAAATATTCAATTGGTATTAGATGGCGATGAATCTTATACTGTCATCTTAATACAAGATGGTGTATCAAAAACCATTAGGATTAATGGAGCATCATCATCTAGTATTACAATAAACCAAGGCTCAGGATGAAAAAGCTACTATCACTATTAGTTATATTATGTGCCCCACTAATATTACAGATATCTATATTAGAGATAATTAAACTCAAAACATTTGACTATCTTGTGCCTGCGAAAGAACCATCAGGTAATTTTGTTATCTTAGATATTACTGAAGAAGATGTGCAGGAAGAAGGAGGTTGGCCATTTCCAAGAAATAAATTAGCAGAAATACATAATGAAATTTTACAAAACGGAGCCCTTGGGGTAGGATGGGTGTTAAGCTTTGTAGATAAAGACAGGTTTGGTGGCGACTCAAACTTCATATCCACGCTTAATTCAACTTCAACTTCAGTAGTCGCCACCTTCTCATACGATAATCAAATATACCCTGAACCAACTGGTACTGTTGTGTTAGGTAATGAAGTTAATGGCATACCTTTGCCTGGACATTTACCAAACATACCAGGCATGTCAGATTATGTTTATGAAGGTATAGTTTCAGCGCCAGTCGATATAGACAATCTAGTACGTCGTTTACCTCTACTATATAAAATGCCTGATGGATGGTCGCCTAGCTTTGGTACTCAAGTATTAAAAGTATTAACAGGTTCGCAAACTTATATAATTAGAACTAATGAGAATGGTATAGAGGAAATTACAGTACGTGGTTTGCCTCCTGTCCCAACAGACAGTTTAGGACGTAAGTGGATAAGTTGGGTCAATACCCCAACAACAAATTTAAAGGAACTTGATGTTGAGGGTAAGTTTGTTTTTGTTGGTGTAACTGCTAAAGGCATCATGCCACAACTAGCAACTCCAGTTGGATTATTAGAACCACATAAAATTCAGGCAGCATTATCAGAGTCAATCTTGATTCAAGATAGTCCAAGAATACCAGATTGGCATTTGGGTGCAGAATTATTATTTTTAATATTTTTTGTCTCTGTTATTTGGCTTGTAACGCAGTCCTTAGGAATCTGGAATGGTTTGATATGGTTTTTTATTATCTTTGGCTCTACGGGTGTGTTAGGAGCTCAGATGGCATTTAGGGGTATTTTATTAGACTTTTCATATAATTTGATAGCACAATTCATAACTGCAGCTACTTCTTTCTATTTTAACTATCAAACTCAGTATAAATTACGACAACAAATCAAAAAACAATTTGAACATTACCTGGATCCACGACAAGTTAAAAAATTACAAGACAATCCTGACGCATTAAAACTTGGAGGAGAAAGAAGGTACTGCACATTTTTATTTACAGATGTCAGAGGTTTTACATCTTTGTCTGAAACACTACCCCCAGAAGAAGTTACTGAGATAATGAATAAAGCTTTGACTATCCAAGCGACTGCTGTACAAAAGTATGGGGGTATGGTTGATAAGTATATTGGAGATGCGATGATGGCAATCTTTAACGCACCACTAGATCAAGAAAATCATCAAGAAATGGCTATAAAGTCAGCGCTTCAAATACAACACGAAATAAAAGCAGCAGAGTTAGGTATTGCAATTGGAATTGGTTTAAATTCAGGGCTAGCTGTTGTAGGTAATATGGGAAGCGATTCACGTTTCGATTATACAGCTATTGGTGATGCTGTAAATACAGCTGCACGATTAGAGTCAGCAACTAAAGCTGTAGGTCATGATTTGTTAATTGGAGAGTCTACTGCAAATGATTTATTGGGAGTTAAATTAGAAAAACCATTAAAAAGATTAGATAGTATTGAGGTTAAAGGTAAATCTAAAAAGTTAAATATCTATACTATATGATAGGTTTGAATCCCAATTCTTGCTCACGCTCTAATACGCTTTTCTGATCTGCGCCTGGCAAAGATGGCGGTATGATTGGAACGCTTGCAACATCTGGCAATTCTATTGTAGGTCTGGCTCGTATTCTACCCTCAGTTTCTCTGATAATATTGTTTATTTCATTTTGTGTTTGTTCATCTATATCAGTTGCTTGCATCTGTTCTAATGCAGTTTCTTCTAAATCTTCTATTGCTGTACCTGTTGCTCTGGAAAGCTCTTGAATACCACCTATTCTTAACATTCTTTCAAAGACTTCAATAAGCTGTACAGCAGCTGATTTATCAGTCCTTGCCATCATCTTTAAAAAGAATGGATTTTGGAAAGCAGACCTTAGTACAGCCATCCCCCCTATAGTTGGCCAAATGACAGGGTTAAATGAGTTGATAGCAATAGCTGCAGCAACAAGAGTACCGGGCGCTCCACCACGACCAACTTCTTTAGCAGTTGTTGATTGTATGGTTCTTGCTAAATTATTTAGACCTTGTGCCACATCTTGTCCAAACATAGCCTCTAAGGTTTCATCACCATAAGACCTAACTATATTCTCAAACTTATCTGCTTGAAATATCTTTGCAATATCACCGCCTTTAGTCATACCATCAAAATCAATTGCCCTTTGTAGCATCTTGTTCATAGCATTATTTTGTATTTCCGAAAAAGCTTCTTCACCAACAGTCTCTCTAACCAAACGTATATTAGATGCTCCTTGTGGTGTAAATATCTTACTAACCACTTCTTCTGTTGTGGCTTCAGGTAGTTTAGAAATAATTAAATTACCTTCTAAAGCTTGTGTTTCAGCTTTAGCTTTAGCTAGCTTTTCAAGCTCATCAAGAAAACTTTTACCAACTGTTTCTGTTTGCAGCCCACCTACATCTTTAGCGGTAAATCTTGCTATTAAACTTTCGAGCTCAGGTCCTTTAATGTTTGGTTTTAATTTATTTATTTGTTTCAAGGTGTCAATAAATACACTAGAATCTCTACCCAATATCTCAGTTAGTTTGCCAGCTGTACCACCTCTTTTATCAAAGTTCATTAAGTAAGTAGCAAATTTAGAAAAGTCTATAGTATCCAAAACAGGATCATATGATTCTTCGTAAGCGTCTGACATCAGTTTTTGTTTCAAACTATTTCTTAAATCAAGTGTCTTAGTAGCTTCGCTACTTTTGCCAATACTTTTTAGATAATCATCATAATCTTTAGTAGCTTTGAATATGTCACGCAGATCACTTGGTTTGCCAGCTCTTACAGCTTTGTCATATATTTGATAACTATCAACGGCACCATATTTGCCCTGCCCTACAATCTTATTTATCAAAGCAGAATCGTATGCTTGTAAAACATCTGCTGAATAAGCATTTGCATCAAGCAAATCTCTGCCAGCTCTTGCGATCACCTCTAAATCATCATTCATAATACCAGCTTTTTTGAGTCTTGGTGCTATTGATGGGCTTGCTAAATCACTCAAAGCGCCCTCTAATTCTGCAATTACTTTGTCAGCAAGATTATTTCGTTGACTTTGTTTTATAAATAAATCTCTTTCAGACTTTATTTCAGATATAGCATTTCTTAAAGCAACTAATGAAAAATCTTCATCTTTTGCAAGATCATCAACTATATCTTTTAAATATAAATATGGATTGTCGTTAAAAGCAACATTATCACCTATTGGTCTTTTTTTAACTGTATATTTATTTTTTTCAGCAAATTCTTTTAAAATCTTGCTTGCTTGATCTGTTCGAGTTTTTATGACTACATCTCTTATTGGTTGTAATAAATTTCTTGAACCAGCTTGTCTTAGCTGATCGTCAACAATTGAATATTTATTTAAAAGGTTTTCACCAAATAAACTTTCTCTTGTTTCAGCCAGTATCTTTAATATGTCATCACTTGCTTGTGGATCGGCTATTTTTAAAGCTTCTAGGTTCATATCTCCAAACTCATTAACAACGTCTTTAAAGTACTTTTGCGCACCTTGAACAGTAGCTACTTCTGCCTGTTTAACATTAGCTAAGGCTTGTTTAACAGAACCATCAAGTTGCGCTTTTTGTGCCTTAGACATAGCAGTACGCCCAGCATATCCAGCTATTATGTCTTTTAACTCGCCTGATAATTGGTTGTTTTTGTTAATTTTGTTATAGAGTTCTGCAACTTCTCTAAAAAGATAAGCTTTGGTTTTTTCTGATCTTTGGTTACCTAAGACCTGTTCAAATAAACCTTGGAATCTACCAGGTAAGTTACGACCAAAAGCTGCTTGTGATGGTAAAGCTTTTTCTTTATAAACTTTGATAGTGCCGTTGGTAATACCCTTTTTTATTTCTGCTTCTGTAGCTTCTCGTCCCAGCTTCTTATCAAGCTTCATAATGTCATCTAGACTTCTACCTTGTACACCTTGTCTGAACAACCTTAAGTTATCGTATGGTCCTTGTTTGCCAAGTAATAAACCGTAACCGACACCAATAGCTTCACCTATACCTTGTGCTACACCACCTATTACAAATTCATTTTTAAGCAGATTGCCAACTTCTGCTGCATCTTGCTCCTGTAAACCCTGTATAGATTCGACAGCTTCTTCTGCTGCTTTACCGACTGCTGAACCAGATCCTGCAGCTAACACTCTGGCTAGTCTTGGTCCACCATTAAAAAACTGTAAAGCTTTTGATATACCACCTAATATTTTGGCTTGTGGTGTTAAGAATGTTAGAGCACCTACCAAAGGTCCTGTCATGCCTGCAAAGTCTGCTAGATCACCTTGTGAAAAGCCGAAAGAGTTTTCATCTATTATGCGGTTGAGTGCTAACTTAGAACCGTCACCTAAAGTAATGGTATCTGGTTCGAGACCTAGCTTTTTTAAACCTGTTGGGGTGAGAGCCATTTGCCCTCTACTGTTGTAAGTAAAACCATCTGAGCCAAATAAGTTTATAGCAACGTTTTGCCTTTCTTCGAAATTATCTGCTCTAGCTAATTTAGCACGTATGCCTTTGCCACGTACTCCAGTTTCGTAGTCAAACAATAAATCATCTAGGTATGGGACTGCTGCTTGGCGTGTAGCGGTTGCTTTGATATCACGCTCTACAAGACCTCGAGCTTCTTCTTCGGTATTTGCTTCTACGGTAACTGTACCTCTGTCACCTATATCTATTTCGTATAAAGGCATAATTAACCCCTTAAGGTAGTTTTTACTACTCTTGGTTTAAGGTTTCCTATATCTTGTGTTGTTATATTATCAGATGGTGCGCCAAAGTCTTTTTTAAGAATTTCTAATAATTCAGGATCATTTTTAAACAAAGTAGGTATGTATTTTAGCAAGAAGCCAGAGTTAGCAGCAATTTGTCGTTGTGCTTCATTTCCTTTTTCAGTAATCATTTCTATATTGTTTTGTAGAGTTTTCTTAAGCGAAGCAACTGACTTAATATCTTGTAAATCTAATGTACCAACAACTCTTTTAGCAATATCTCTATCAATATTAGATATTGTTCTACCACTTTCGCCAAGTATTTCTTTAATATTTCTATTTGTAAGCTCATTAAGTGCAATTCTAGCTTTCTCAGTATCGGTTAAATTTTCATATTCACTTAAGTCTTTTAATCCTGCACCAGCCAATATGTTGTCAACAGTCGCACCAATCTTTGAACCAAAAGATGCTAAATTCGTATTACCATTTGCTAAATCTATAACAGATTGTGCTAGCTCGTAAGCTGCTTGTGCATTATTAAAATCTCTGACATTACCAGCAAGAGCAAGTTGTTTTTCATTTACTGCTTTGTCAAGAGAAAGTTGATCGCTAAATGACATGCCACCTTTAGCTTGTGCTTCGAGCAATTTAGCCATACGTTCTTCTTCTAGTAATCTTTTTGCTTCTTGTTCTTCAGCAAACCCAGCAGCTCCTGAAGCTAAACCAGCTCCAAATCTACCTTCTCTAACTAAAGAGCTACCTATATTTCTAAGTGCACTATTAAATGCATCTGAACTAAAGAAGTTGCTTAGACTGTTAGCAGTTCTTTGTGCTTTTTCTTGACCTTGTGGCTCTTCTTGTACTTGTTCTTCTGGCTCCTCTTCAATAACCTCCTCTGGAGCAGGTGTCGGCGTAGGACTTGGTGTAGATGTACCTAAATCGTTTAACCCTTCTTGTATGGTATCTGTTGGGCTGATAGCTGCTTGAATTAAATCACGAGCTGCTTGTTTTTCCATATCTGAAGCATCAGGGTTATTAATGATTGCTAGTTGTGCAGTTAAGAAGTTTGGGTCTGTAGTGTCTAACTCTGTTTCTTGTGCATATAGTTTTGGTACTTGTGTGACTGCAGTTGTGCCACCAGTTATTAGAGCGCCTGTTGGATTTACTCGTGGATTTTGATAACTGAATGGGTTGTATGGGTTTTGTGGTTGAAAGCCTTTCATGCCTGGTACTGCTCTACCAGGTTTTAATGAAGCTGTAACTGGTGAAACTTTACTTGCTGCTTTTGCAAATAAATTACCAAGACCTTTTGCACCAGCAAGAATTGATGGACCTAAAAATTTCGCTCCAATACCAACCCCAAATCTAGTTGCTAATCCTCCAGGAACTATAGAGACACCAAAACTTACAGCATCATTCATTTGTTGTTTTTGATAAGCATCTACAGGATCACGTGTTGGAGATAAGGCTAAGTTAACTTCAACATCTTTCATCAAATTGCCTTGTTCATCTCTAGCTCTTTGATAATATTTGCCGTTTTCATACTCTAAAGTTTCGTATCCTACTGTTTTAGGATCACGATAGCCTTGGATGATTGGTTTTCTTTTAAGAGTACGGACACCTGTAGCGTCTACAGTACCACCTACCTGAAACATTCTTCTGTTAAGAACGTCCATCAAGCATTTCTCCCTTGATTAGTAAAACCGCTGTATAGGCTTAACGCTGCTCCTAGTCCTCCTGCACTTGGGTCTTGTGGTATGCCGTACTGAGATGTTATGGCTGTCTTACCACCCTCATATCCTGGTAACATGCCGCCAATAGCTTGCATTAAACCTAACGGTCTCATAACATCTTGGTAGTAGTATTGTGGATATAAAGAAGCCAGACCTTGCTGGAATTGAGCTCCTGAACCATATAAGCCCTTCTGACGATAAGCGTTTTCTAATGCTTGTTGATAGCCTTGTGATGATAGTTGTCCAACCATACTAGCTAAGCCTTCACCAAAACCTTTGGCTCGTTCACCAGCAAATAAGCCAGCACGTGAGCCATAAGCTGATTCACCACCTGCAGCTATATCTTGTGCCCTTTGTCCTATTTCTGATTGTTGGAAGCCACGTAAGGCATCCTCAATAGACTTATCAATAACTTGTTGCTGATAGGGGTCCATAAACTGACTAATATCTTGTTGAGTAACAGGACTGTAAGCCATTTCCCCTAATTCTTGTGATCTTTGTAGAAATGGTTCGTACATACCCAAACCACCTCCAAGCTGCTCTCTAGCTTGTTGTCCTACTGATAATAATTGATTATAAAAACCAGGAATACCTTGAGTACCAAAGTAAAGCTCTCGTAACAGAGGATCGCTTAATATTTCTGTAGTTTCCTGACCAGCTAAAATTGGATCAATTGGTTCTGCCATTATGCTAAGCCCTCAAAATATTTCATTAATTTCATCATGTTGTCTGCGCCCCTTTGTCTGTCTGGTTCAAGTCCAGGTACCATTTCCATTATACCACCTTCTTTTGGATTTAAACCTATTGTTCCTGCACCCATATTAGCTTTTGCTGTCATAACAAACTCACCATCTGACAACATCGCAGGTATATCGTCTGAAGTGCCAGTTCCTGGACCAACAGACTCACCACCATCTCTCATGTCCATAACTTCGCCACCTTCAGCAAAGCCTAGGTTAAATCCTCCTAAACCATATGGGGTGTATTGTAAGTCTTGTCTAAGTGATTGTCTGATATCACCCATACCGCCTGCTTCTTTCTCTAATGCGCTCTTAGTAGCTTTACCATATGCAGCAGCCATAGCAGCTATTGCAGGGTCTATACCAGTAGCACCTTGTATGCCTGATCTCAATCCACTAATTATTTGACCAGCTGAGTTAAATATATTGCCAAGTTTATCCATAAAAGTAGGATTCCCTTGTGCGTCAGTTTGTCCTGTTGGTTGTATATCACCCTCTAGAGGTTGGTCAGCTGGTGTTCCAAACGGCAAGCTAGCTGTTACTTGTGATCCAAATTCTTTTAAACTTCCTAAAGGATCGCTCATTAAAGACCCAACACCTTCTTTTAATTGACCACCTAAGTTACTAAAATCAAGTCCTCCTTTGATAGCTTCAATACTGCCATCAGCTCCAAACACTTTAGGGCCAGTAAATATGGTAGCTAAATCGCCTATCCCACCTTCGCCTTTAACAATATTAACGGCTGCTTTACCTTTGACATATATGTTAGCAGGTGCTTGCCAAGGGCCAGGGATGAACCTTGCTACTTGTGCTACTGGGTCTATAACCTTTTTAACCTTTTTCCAAAGCTTGCTTAAGAAGCCAAACTCCTCTAATCCTGTATATGGATTGATGGAAGAGGTATTACTACCAACGGTTATATCGCTTAGTTGTGTGCCAGTTTTAGCTAAGTCTTTTTGAACGGTATTTCTGAGTGTTTTGTTGTTGTTAAGAAAATGTGGCGGCAAAACGACCTCACCTTTCATAAGATGTGCTAATTGGGTGTCTTCACCCCTTCCTGCATTTGCTAGAGCCATTATACCGTTATTCATAACTTTTCCTTATTCTACCACCTCTTTGACTGGTTCGACAATTATTTTACCCATATCATCAGTAAGTGTTGAAGCATATATTTCCTTATCTTGACGCTCACCTACAACCATCCAAGAAACAGATGATTTAGAGTCCTTATTTTTACACTCTATAACAAGCTGAGAGCCCATCATTTTAGCTCTAACTGGATCCCAATCCTCTTCATTTGAGACAAATGTTTGCAAGTTTCTGTTTAGAGCTAAGAATGTTCCTGGAGTCATACCAAACCATTCGTCTAAATCAACGACTGCTCTACCGTTTTGTAGATCAATAGTTCCTCTGTAAATGTTGTCAGCTTGTGGTCCCTCAACAAAAGAATGCACAAGATGATGGGTCTCTGGTTTAAGTGGGTGGTCAATCTTGAATGAGCCTGAACCTTTAGATAACGCACCTGTAACAGATAAATCATTATTAAGGTTAAGATCACCACTAGTATCAAATGACCCATAAGTGCTGTTACCTGCAAAAGTGATTGACCCATTAGTGAAGAAGCCATTATACGATCTGATTTTGGTGTCACCATTAATATGCATGACTTCACCATATTGGTTAGTACCTGAAGTATCTTGCACCCTGATGTTTGGATATTGTCCTGTACCTTCACTATAACTAATGGTATAACCACCATTATTGGAGTTAAGTCTGGTAGAGCTAATTAAACCGATATTCGTTAAGTTTCTAGCAGAGGTAATGACTTCAGTACCATTTATATCAAGCCCACCATTTCTAATGTCTAAGCCACCTGCATCAATTCTTACTTCTTCTACTAGTGACCCACCATCAGTAT